TACATTTTCTATATTTCTAGTGGAAACATTACCATCCACCATCCTGCTCCACTCATCCATTTTATTCTTTTATTCCAGGAATAATTTTATCACAAATTATCTTAATTGTTTCATTGGGCCCAGATGTTTCAAATGAGTTTCCAGTCTTTAAAAGTTTCTCATAAATCGATCTATCATTTCCAGTTCCCTTGCATTTGTCTCCAACAAACCATGGAATAATATCATCAGGGAAATGATTTAATGCATAAGTTTTATCCCATCCGTCTGGGTAAATATCAAGAGATGTACTGCCACCAAGTGCTACAGTTATATTTTCAATATTGTAACTACTCATCCACGCTATTAATTGATCCCTCATTCTCAATCTCACCCTATGCCCATCGTCAAGTTCTGTAAAGACTTTCCTATCTTTATCATTTGCATTTCTTCCAATAGGGCACCAGTTAATTAATGACCCCCTGCTTGAGATAAAGTGACCTGTTAGCGGGCTTATTCCAAAATAATCATCAATATATTTTGTCTGAAGATACACTATTCCTTGAAACAGCCTATCCATCGATTCATTGCCTAGCCTGTCTCTCATAGATGCATTATGGGATGACGACCATGCCTCTCCATTCCAGCCGAACAGCTGTGTACCGTTACATGGTAGTAGTATGATGTCCCATAACTTGTCACCAGATGATAGAAATCTTGAATTATTCCATAGATCAGAGCACTGTTCTTTTAAATAGTCTAAACCACTTCCGGTCACGATGCCAACCTCTGTGTGCATTAGAAGATCAATTATTGCATTAACCATTCTCTTGCTTATTTTCTTTCTTGCAGGAGTTAATGTTCCATCCATATCAAACAATACTATATTACTCATGCCTCAAAATCCTAGTCAAATTGATCTGACTCTGTGGATCCTTTAAGCGCAAGAGTCGATGATATATCATCACCCATGATTGCTTCCTTTACAGAATCAAAGTATCCAGTTCCGACTTCCCTCTGATGTTTCGTAGCAGTATACCCAAAATGTTCAGACATAAATTCTTCATCTTGAAGCTCAACGTACGCAGACATAGAATAATCCTTATATTTTCTAGATAGCTCAAACATTGAATGATTAAGAGAATGGAATCCTGCAAGTGTGACAAACTGAAATTTGTAGCCCATTTTGTTAAGCTGTTGTCTAAATGTTGAAATTGTCACTTCATCCAAATGCTTTCTCCAGTTAAACGAAGGTGAACAATTATATGCAAGCAACTTTCCTGGAAACTTTTCATGAATCGCGTCGGCGAACTTTTGAGCTTCTTCTATATTTGGAGTTGAAGTTTCACACCATAACATGTCTGCATAAGGAGCGTAGGCAAGCCCTCTTGCAATAGCACAATCGATTCCTCCAGTAATTCTATAAAATCCCTCAGAGGTTCTGCTACCAGTTAGGAACTCATGATCCCTTGGATCTATATCAGATGTTATTAGCTTTGCGCTATTTGCGTCTGTTCTAGCAATTAAAACAGTAGGTACATCCATGACATCTGCTGCTAACCGTGCAGCCTTTAATGTTCTAATAAACTGCGATGTTGGTAACAGAACTTTTCCACCAAGGTGTCCACACTTTTTCTCAGAAGAAAGCTGATCTTCAAAATGAACTCCTGCTACACCTGATTCTATCATAGACTTCATCATCTCGTATGCGTTTAATGGACCTCCGAAGCCAGCTTCAGCATCTGCTATAACTGGGACCATCCAGTCTCTTGTTTGAATACCTTCTGAACTTTCAATTTGATCTGCTCTCTGCAGGGACTGATTAATTCTCTTTACTAGTGTTGGAACACTATTTGCCGGATATAAGCTCTGGTCTGGGTACGTCTGTCCAGAGAGATTTGCATCTGCAGCAACTTGCCAGCCACTAACATATATTCCGTTTAGTCCGGCCTTTACTTGCTGAACTGCTTGATTTCCAGTTAGTGCTCCGAGAGCAGCGACCGGCTCTTCTTGATTGAGAAAGTTCCATAGCTTTTTTGATCCTTGCGCGGCAAGAGAATATTCTATTTTAACTCTTCCTCGAAGAGCATTAACGTCTGTTACTGTCCAGTCTCTATTAATTCCCTCCCACCTGCCGCTAGATGTAGGTTCTTCCTCGTCACACCTGCACTGATTCTCGTGCTTTGCACAAATAATGCAGTATCCATTATCATCGATCATCATTTTCTCCAACCAGCATATCATATGCCGGCAATGTTAAAAAGCTTACTAGCTCTCTAGATGTTGAAAGTCTACCAAATAAATTTGCTGCTCTGTCATATTGACCAGATAAAAATACATCTTCTCCAACCTCAAGCCTTATTTTAAGAAGCTCTTCATCAAAAATTTTATCAAATATGTTCATATCAAATTTTTGATGCCTTATCCATTGCCACACCTGTGTTCGAGATATTTCAGCTGTGGCAGCATCTTCCATAAGATTATAGAGAGGTACACATCCATTTCCTCTCAGCCAATTTTCAATATATTGGATTCCAATATTTATATTCTTTCTCAGTCCGCCGACTGTAATAAGCCCATCAGGACATATTAATAAATCACTTGATGTAATTTCACGTTCAATTTGCTTACTAATCTGGTTAGAATCTTTCATATATTCATCAAATATTTCTCTTGCAACGGGAACTAGGCCGGGGTGAGCTACCCATGTTCCATCATGTCCAGATGTTACTTCGCGAAATTTATCACTCTTAACAGCTTGCATTGCAACGTTATTTGCATCGATATCATTTTTAATGGGTATTTGTGCCGCCATTCCGCCCATCGCATGAACTCCTCTTCGATGGCATGTTTTAATTAATAGATCACTATACGATTTCATAAATTTTCTGTCCATCGTAACAGACGATCTATCTGGAAGAACTTTATTTTTATGATTTCTAAATGTCTTAATGTAACTAAAGATGTAGTCCCATCTGCCACAGTTAAGCCCGGCAGAGTGATCTGAAAGCTCCCATAAAATATCGTCCATCTGAAATGCTGCTGGAAGAGTTTCTATTAGGACTGTCGCTCTAATCGTGCCCCTTGGCACATCTAGCTCATCTTGTGACCAATTGAACACATCATTCCACCATCTTGCCTCCAGGTGATCCTCTATTTTGGGCAGATAGAAATATGAGCCAGTTCCTCGATCTATTTGCTCATGAACGTTATGAAAGAAAAATAAGCCAAAATCAAAGAGTGCTGCGGGTATGGGCTTATCATCAACTAAAAAATGAGTTTCATTTAAATGAAGCCCCCTCGGTCTGACAAATAAGACTGCCGGGCTATCGTTAAGTTTATAGGTTCCTTTTGTTGGGTGCTCATACCTTATAGTTTTCCTAACAGCATCCCTTAAATTTCTCTGACCACATAAAACGTTATCCCATGTAGGCGATAGTGAATCTTCAAAATCAGCCATGAATACATTTGCGCCAGAATTCATTGCGTTGATTATCATCTTTCTATCAACTGGGCCTGTGATCTCTACTCTTCTATCTCTAAGATCATCTGGTATATCTGCAACTCTCCAATCATCAGATCTAATATCTTCATTTTCAGATAAAAAGTCTGGAGAGTATCCCTCATCATAAAAGCTTTGACGATTGTTTCTTTGATCTAAAAGTGATGTTAACTTTGGCCTAAATTTTCTCGTTAATTCTGCGAGAAAGTTCATAGCTGATACATCTAGAATGTCTGGGTAGGTGTCTAGATTTTCTATTCTAATGTTTAAGTCTGAAAATAACAATTTGATGCTCCTTTACTCGAATGCTATGTCTACATCTATCTTGATTTTAAGTGTTGGTACTCTTATTTGATTAGCTAAGTTATGCTTTTTAGCCTCTTCAGAGTCAAGATACCAATCTGCATGACCCTTCTTATGGACTATTTTTAAAAAATGATCCTTTCTTTTTCCACAGTTTGACGCCATCATTTCATAAACTAGTTTATTAAGTCTATCTGTCTCTTCAGCAGATGCCTTTATTTCTTCTACCTTGCCTCGCTCCATAGAGGAGACATCATGAATCATAACTGTCGCGCTTGAATCCATAAATCTATATCCCTCCTCTCCGAAGCTAAATAGAATAGCACCGCAAGACATAGCTTTTCCTTCAACAATTGTCGCAACAGGAATGTCTGCATTTCTTATAGCGCTTATCATTGCCATGAGACTATAGACCTGGCCGCCGTAAGAATCTATAACAACTGGGATTATATTCTGTCCAGTATTGTGAGCTGTTGCTATTTGATCTTGAAATTCTTTTGCAGACTTTTCATCAAATTTATTAACTCTAACAATTACAGGATTTTTTCTTAGCTCAACATCCTTTAAAAGCCCAGAAATCTCTGTAGTCCACTTCATACATACCTCAGAATAATTCTGAGATATGCAGTTTCACGATTCATTTGATTTCTATCAATCATTGCTGAGATCCTGTCTATTGCAAACTCTGTCATTAAAATTAACATATTATGGTAACCTAATAGTACGGATTCGTACCGGAAAAATGATCAGTTATATCTTCAATGTCGCCTAGATCAGGAAATTCTTCTCTTAAGAGAGCTTCTACTTGAAGTCTTAAAGTTATTCTTGCCCTCTCACAGCCCTGGCATCCGCCGCCCATTTCAACCTTTATTGATTTTTTCTCATCATCAAAATTCTGAATCAAAAGATAGCCACCATGCACTCCTAGACTGGGATTGATATCTTCATCAACAAATTTTTGTATCTTATCTTTATTCATATTATCCGCACTTTGCATATCCGCAAGTCAAACAAGTGGCACATCCTTCCTGATAAACTATATTCGCTTGATCTCTGGATTCACAGCCACATGAAAGTGTTCCATTCCCCGGCTTTGTTCCATCAGAAATATATTTCTTTAAACATCTTGCTGTAACCTTTGCAAACGTGAACATATCAGCATCTCGGTCCTTCATGAGTTGCTCTACAAGATACTGTATTGGAACTCCGTGTCTCAGCGCTAAAGAAATTGTTCTAGTGAATGAGCTATAATTTGGATTATCGAATACTGATACAATATCCTTTACCACAACTTCATTCCCATCTTCGCCAAAAAGTAAGTCATACTTTGAATTCATAGTTTTTCTTGGATGTTTAACTATTCTTCCTGTTGAATATTTCTTTGGAATTTCTACATACTTTGAAAGGCCGCCTATGATTTCGTACGGTTTATCACCCATTGTTCCCACGAGAATAGTCCATCTCTCACCAGCAATAGTCGCATGATTTATTTGACACTGTAGCTCTTTTGGTCGTTTTGGAGCGTTGTGATAAAAAATAGCACCATTCTCTCTATCACCTATAGACTTTTCTTCTTTAGACACAAGAACACCGTCTCGAGATCCATCTCTGTAGACAGTGACACCCTTGCACCCAAGCTTCCATCCTTGCATGTAGATGTCCTTAATGACACTAATGTCTGTATCTTTTGGAACATTTGTTGTATTTGATATCGCATGGCAAACCCACTTCTGTGCCGCGGCTTGCATTCTAATTTTTGAAATCCAGTTGATGTCAGCAGATGTAGATTTATGATACGGGCTCATTTGTTCAAGATCTTCATATGACATAGTCTTTCCCTCTGGAATAGACAATGAATTCATCCACCTTCTAAACCCATGATGATATACGTCGTACTCCTGCCATGTGTCACCATTATCATCAACAAAATCTATTCTTGCTCCCGATTCTGCGACTTGATTGATCTTTTTTCTTCTCGTATATTTTAGAAGATATGCGGGCTCAATTCCAGAAGTTGTTTGAGCCAGTACAGAAACTGATCCTGCAGGAGCCGTTGTAGTTAATGAGATATTTCTTCTGCCCCACTTTTCATTCATTTGCAATAATTCTGGATCTTCCTCCCATATTCTTCTTAGGAATGGGTGATATGTTTCTTTAGAAAAATCATGAACAGGAAACGAGCCTCTTTCTTTTGCCATGATGCATGAAGATCTATACGCATTAACTGCCAGTGTCTTATAGATTTTTTCAACAACTTCTATTGATTTATCTGATCCGTATGTGATATTCAGTGCTGCAAGTGTATCTCCTACTGCCGTCACACCAAGCCCAGTTCGTCTACCATTTACAGCCTGTTCACGTATATTATTCCACAGGTCTCTTTCGATTTTCTTTACATTTTCTGGCTCAGGGTCAGCGTGTATTTTCTCTATAATCTTATCGATTTGTTCAATTTCAAGGTCTACCATGTCATCCATTAGGCGCTGAGCTTTATGAGCTACATCTGACATTTTATTAAAATTAAATCTTGAATTCTTCTTAAACGGCCTATCAACAAACGAGCTAAGATTAATTAGCATCAATCTGCATGAATCGTATGCTGATAGAATTATTTCTCCGCATGGATTAGTGGATACAGACCCAAATCCCTCATCTTCGTAAATGTCAGATGGAGTTAATTTCTTAGCTGTATCCCAGAAGAGAAGCCCGGGCTCTGCAGTCTTGTGCGCTGATTCTATTATTTCCTCCCACAGATCCTTTGCCCTGATCATCTTTTTCATCTCGGGATCATCACTATCAACTGGGAACCTTAGCTCTACATCTGTGTCATCTTCAACAGCACACATAAATTCATCACTAAGCTTTATGGAGATATTTGCACCAGTAACTCTTGTGAGAAGATGCTTTATTTTTATAAAATCACTAATTTGAGGATGGTGAACAGATATCGTTATCATTAACGCACCACGTCGACCGCCTTGAGCAACCTCTCTGCAAGAATTAGAAAATCTATCCATAAAGACTTCAATTCCATCAGTCGTTCTAGCTGCATTTGCAGTTGACAATCCCTTGGGGCGTATTGATGAAATATCAAATCCTACACCACCTCTTCTCTTTGCTATCTGGACTAGTTCTTGATCAGTTTTAAGAATCCCTCCGTAAGAATCCCACGGAGGCTCAATCACAAAGCAGTTTGATAGAGACTGAATCTGAAAATCATTACCTATTCCAGCCATGGGGCTGCCCTGCGGGATTACGAATTTAAAATCCTTGAAAAGACCATATATCTCCTCCTCTGTCATTGGATTTTTGTATTTCTTTTCTATTCTTGAAAATTCTTTTGCGAGACGGCGATGCATGTCATCTGGTGTTTTTTCATAAAAGTTTCCAGATCTGTCGCACAGAGCGTACTTTGTAACAAAGACATTGGCAGCTAGCTCGTCACCATCAAAATATTCAATGCTTTTCTTAAGAGCATCATTAAAATTTACCACCTCTCGTCCTCCACAATAATATTTACTGCTAGTCACCGTCACCGTTAACTTCTTTCCACTTCTTCTTTAAAAGATTTTTCATTGATTGAGCATCAGTTTTCAAAACATCTTCAAGAGACATCTCCTCACTATTTGCCACAACTCTGATTTTTGACATAGAAGTATCAAGCAGTACAGGATAAAGTATTCCATCTCTTCCCGCTCTATTTTTTGCTACAAATAATCTTCCGACACCCGACGATTTTTCCATCGGCTTTCTTGATAGGGATAATACAACATCTGCGACCATGGCCTTTCCATAGGCCTCAGACATGTTTTCTAGTCCCACGACTGATGCATTTGCTGCATCTCTATTCGACTGTGACGCTGTCCAGATTGGTACGTTCATGTCCATCGATAGATTTCTCAACTCCTCATAAATCAGCTTAAGTTCATGTCTAAGAGAATCATAGCGACGGGAAGAACGCATGATATCCGCGTAATCTATAATTATCAAGCTTGGTACGAAAGACTTTAATAAAAGCTTCTCTATATGATTTCTTATTGTCATCACAGATGCAGATCCTGTCGGATATTCTTTAATAATTAGACGACCCAGTTCAGCTTTTTCATACACTGCAAGGACTTCTTCCTTTCTATCAATTACATCGTTACTTGGAATCTCACAAAGGTTGCTATCGTATCGAATACCGACAGCTCTTTCTGATAGCTCAAATGTATAGTGTATTACATTCTTTCCACGAGTTAGTGCTTCAGCTCCAAGATTCACTAAGAAGTGTGATTTTCCAACTCCTGTGGGTGCTGTAATGACTCCCAGCTCTCCTCTTCCAAGCCCTCCGCTTAAAATTCCTCTTTTATCAAGTTCTGGAATTCCAGTGGGACATGGGAATCTAGTTATTTCTGTGAATCTGCTCTCGTAATCTTCAAAAAAATTATGACCCAAAGTTGATGGCATTCCCTTAGATATTGCATTTTTCATAAGATCAACAACAGACTCATATTTGTCTGACGCGATTAAATCAACTGCTTGCTCAAGAGCGTCCTTTAGTGATTGCTTCTTGCAAAAATCAAGAGATTTTTCTTTCACAAAATCAAGATCACCAAGATCTGGATTCATCTTAATTCTATGAAGAAATTCAATTATTTGATCTCTTAAGATTAGATCATTACCTTCACGAAGATCATCTCGTATTATTGTTATGAGAAGCGGAAGTGTTGGAAATGACTTATACTTTTCGTGATAAGCGAAATATCTTTCTGTTAAAAAGCATAAATACTTTTGCTCAAAATATGTGGGTGTCATCACCTCAATCATCTGAGCTGCCCAGTTTTGATCAGTTATAAATGCCTGAAAGATCTTTTCTTGGAATGATTTTCCATATTGTCCAAAATATGAATTCATGTTCTTCCTACGTGGTTTAGTGATAAAAATAGCCTATCAACATTGAATGTCTGAATACCCTCTCTAATGAGAATTCTCATAACGCTAATCTTGCTTCTTGATGGTTTGAAATTATCAAAAGTATAACCTATTTTTGAAATTTGCTGACTTGATAAATTTCCTGTATCAAGATATATAAGTGACCAATTTCGCTTGATTAGTGTTTCAGACTCCGAGATATTTTTAATTGCCTTTAAATTATTACCCTCTGCAAGCATCAATTTACATCTAGAAGTTATATCTTGTATGGAAAGAATTGATGATTGAGCAAAATCTGGAAATCTCTTGGCCAGCGTTTTAAATCCTACTCTATCTACTCCGTCAATATTATCTGAAGGATCTCCGCATATTGCCTTAGCCAGACAAAAATTTTCTGGAGATATTCCAAACTTTTCTGTCACTTCTATTCTAGTTATTAGCTTTTTCCATGTGGGAGAGTAGATAATTGTATGATTGTCTAAAAGCTGATAGAAGTCTTTATCAGATGAGATTATTAACTTTTTGTTATTCTTGAATGTGTATTTTGAAATATAACCTATCACATCATCTGCTTCACAGTCAGGAACATACATTTGAATTATTGGTAAATTCTTCATTATCTCTACCAGGGTAGAGATTTGATGATTTCTATTTTCTACTGTATCTGGCATTTCTCCATCTTCGTAGAATCTATTTAGTTTTTCGGGACGTCTCTTCTGTTTGTAGTCACCGTATATAGACCTCTTCTTAGATGATCCTCCGCCCTCCCAGACAACTATCACCTTAGAAGGCTTAAATCTTTCAGAAAAATCTGCTATAGCATACATGAATCCAACAATTCCGCCCACGTGCTCACCGTTTACACCGGTCGCAGGATGTGCGACAAAGTGTCTTGTGAATAAGTTTAAGGCATCGACTATTAATACTAAATCATTACTAGCTGTCTTCATTATCTTTTAGTGCTTCTGATATAGATTCAATTTCAATATATGACTCAGTATCGATATCGAGCGGATCTGTGGCAAACTTCTTTACCATCGCCTTATCTAGCAGGTCGTCTATAAATCTGCCATACTCAGGATTAGATATGATCTCATCAAACTTAGGTTTATGAAATTTCTTTTCAATAATGATTTCACCGGTTTTGGTGTCAGTTACACTTAACGTTTTCCATGAACCTGTTCCAGAAACAGCTATTTCATTTCCGCCTATAGCCTCAGGGCCATGCTTTCTCAATAAGTCAAATATCTGTTCGTGCTCTTTAATGCCTACACCGAAGTGAATTTCAAAATTTGCAGTTCTAAACGGAGCAGCTACCTTATTTTTAATAGTCTTTGCTGACACATGGATGCCAATTACATCATCTCCGTCTTTAATCTGCTGACCAGCACCTAATTTTATCCTTGTAGTTGCGTGAAATGGAATTGCCTTCCCGCCGGGCGTTGTTGTGGGATCACCAAACATCACACCTATTTTCATTCTCGTCTGATTCAATATCACGAATAGGACATTTTGATCTCCAATGACGCCGGTTATCTTTCTCATTCCTTTCGATATTGTTCTTGCTTGTAGGCCTATTGTCTCTTTATCATAATCACCGAGCAACTCTGCTTTTGGAGATGATGCTGCAACTGAATCCCAAATTATTGTGACAGGAACATCCTTATCCATTCCCTTTGACTTAAGAATAACAGACTCTGCTACTTTGAAGACTTCTTCTGTGCAGTGAGTATCGACGTATACAAACCTATTAGATACATCGACACCAAGCATTTGTAGATTTTCAACTGATGTGGCGTTTTCTGTGTCAATATACACAGCTATGCCGCCCATTTGTTGTGTAGTTCTAGCTATCTGTGTGGCTATGTGTGACTTCCCTATAGATGGTGGTCCAAATATCTCAACAATTCTACCCTCTGGTAGCCCTCCGTCCCTTCTATTTGAACAAATATAGTCTAGTAGCTTGGATCCCGTTGATATCCACCGCTTAACGTGTGTTGGAGATTCATCTTCGCTTAAGTTATATGCAACTCTTGCTCCGTGCTCTCTATTAAGAGCAACGATTAAGTCTGAAGTGAAATCTTCTATCTTGTCTTTATTTTTATTTTTATTTTTATTTTTAGCTGGCACTATTTGTATCCTCAAGTTCAAATATACAACAATAGCACAAAATGTTCATTGTTACAATATAAAACGAGGGGCCCAAAGAGGACCCCTCGATTAATCAAATTAGAACAAGATATTAATCTGTCATCAAGTCTGCGAATGCATCATCAATGTTTGAATATCCAGATCCGGTTCCCTGAGGTGTTTTAGCTTTATTGGTCGAAGTAGTGTTAGTACTTTCAGATGAGCTTCCTGAATCATATTCAGATTCACCTTCTCCCAGCCAGTCATTTACGATCTTTGAAAGTTCATCGTATGACTTACATTCCCAGAGATCATCCAAGTTCGGGATATTGCTCATCCACTCTTTTACCTGTGCGGGTGTTTCAGACAGAAGAGACTGCTTTCCTCTCGGACGAACCTCAGTCATTGCCCACTTCTTTCCAGGCTGCTTAGAGCAAACCACTTTGATATCTCGTCCCTCAAGAGGATCAGTGATATCACCGTAATCTTCATCTAGCATCAAGCCAAGGAGTGCCTGGTAGACCATCTTTCCAAATCCCCAGATCTGTACACCCTTGTCTTCTTCACCTCGAACAATTACTGGTGCATATGTTCTCATCTTAGGATATAGCTTCTTAGCTAGCTCATAAGATTCCTTTGATCCTTCCTCGCGAAGCTTGTTGATAAGCTCCTGAATTGGATCGGGATTACCGAATTGATGAGGAGTTAGAAGTCCCCTTTCCTTTCCGATATTGTAATAGAACCAAAGCTCTTTGAAAGGCTGTCCCTCATTATCTGGGAAGGAGATCAGTCGAACAGTGTGTTCCTCTCCCTCTGTAGGTCGCCATGTTGAAGATCGATTCTTGTTAGTTCCACTCAACCGATCTAGTTTCTTACGAATTGCATCAAAATCAACTGCCATTTTATACTCCAATGTTTATAATGTAGTTTTTAGTTTGTCTGTGCTTAGCACAATTTAAAGGTACCCCAAAATAGGGCAATGTTCAAGATTTAGTTTTTAGTTTTTAGTTTTTAATTTTTAGTTTTTAATTTTTCTTTCTCTTAGTCTTTCTCCTTTTCTTTGATCCTCCAGCCGTACCGGTTGAAAACTCTTTTGCTTTCTTGACGATTCTATTAGGAGCGCCTGGATTGACAAGACTGCCACCTCCAAAGAAGCTAGCGTTTCGCTTAGTAAGCTTTTCATAGCTCTGCCCAGATCCAGTACCAAGAGGGCCAATCCATCCTGCGATATTTCCTGATCCGACCGTATTTTGTTCGTCCTCTCTCGAGATATCATCTTCTTCTTCATCGTCTAATAGTTCTCTTTTTTTTTATTTTCAGATATAATAGATTTTATTTTCCTTCGAATTATACTTCTAAGGGCAGCTTCTTTTACAAGCTTATTTCTATCTTGATATGCGACAACTCCGCCGTCGGTTTTATATGCTACAGCAAATTCGTCATAGTCATCTAATGTTTCAAAATCAGAATCTGCATCTTCCTTTGAAATGACTACGGGAACTGATCTGTATTCAAATCCTGTCGGCTGTGCTGCGTGATAAGATGGATAGTCTGGATATACAGACTCTCTTATAAAGCTTCTAAGCTCTTCAAGTGACATTTGTTCTCCTCCGGTCTGTGCAATTGCTTGGCGTAATTCTGATGGTAGTTCTACACCTGTTTCATTCGAGATCTTGTCAAGTGTTCCTTGAACAACTACATCACCTGGTGTTAGCTCTTCTGGATTGTGAAGAGCTCTATAAAATTCTCCAAGTCTTCTAAATGCCCTATCGGGATAAAATATTACTGCCCTTAAAATTCCTCCGCCTTCCTCTAGCTTTGACATGTATTTCTGAACAGTCTCGGGACGGAGTGATCTTATCCACTCACTATATTTCTCAAGATATCCCGCTCCTTTTGTGGCCATATCAAACAACCATCGCTCAATAGGAATCATCTCTCCAAAAAATCCAGCAATACCTGTAGCAATATTTGCAGCAGGAACTGTCACTAGTTCTTCTGGTACTGCCGCTTGCGGGCCTGCAAAGCCTGCTGCAGTCGTTCCTACAGAATCGACTGTTTGAATAAGCGTCAAAATAATAGATTTAAGCTGAGAGAGAAAATTATCAAACTCTTCTTTAATCGGGTCTGTATTTTCAACAGTAACCAGTGCCATGATATCTTGCCACTGCTGCTCATTATCAGATGTTAGAGCTGCAACAAATTGATTCTCTGGAACAGCTATCATTGTGACTAGAGAATCAGACGCTCCCTTTATCTTAGACATTGACCATCCAAGTAGAGCTGTTCCCAAAACTATGTCAACATAGGGAATTGCCATGCCTGCTGACTTGAGCGCTGCCGGAACAAGCTTCACAGCAGCTTGAGCTAATCCCTCATCTACTGTTTCATCACCTTCATTAAATACACTTAAAAGTGAGTATCTTGAATCACTAACAATATTGTCATCTTTAAATGTCATTTCTCTGATCCCTTGAATCTTTGGCCTCTTAATTTTAAAATCCTTTGGAAGCTTTCTACTTCTAATTGGGCTAGGCTCATCACCATAATAAATATCTTCGTCTTCGGCTTCTTGCTCAGGAAACATAGGAATATCTAAATAAACATCATCATATCCTGTATTTACTCTTGCAAGATATGATGAGAATGTAGAATCAGCTCCCTGAGTTGGTCTCCCAGTTCTAAAGTCTGGTAGTTTTCCGTGACCAATCTTTTGTTTATAATCGTCGCCGCCGCCCATGGCGCCGCCGATCGGGATTCCAATCCCCCTGCCGGACCACACACCTTTTTCAGGTACATTATCCATAGAAGCTGCGTACTTCTTTTTAAATTGTTTAGACTTTAATGTTGCCATCGTAACTATACTTATGGCCGTCGGGCTATTAAATGTTTACCAGCCGCCAGCTTCTTCTACTTCTGGTACACCGCCGCCATACGGGACATCGAATCCCATCTTGATTCCTAAGATCGCCCCAATTGCTGCCTGAACGTCCTCATCATCGGGATATTTTTCAGCAATTGACTGAAGTGCGTTAGCGAGAACCCTGCCCTTGCCCTGTCTAGCTGTTGTGTCTGGCTCTATTGTACCAAGCATCTCATCAAAGATGGGCCTTAACTGTGCTGACAGCTGCCCAGATACTGATCTTAAGCTCTCATATCCGAATGGAAGATTCTCTGAGTCTGCTTTTGGAAGAGCTCTACCTTTGTATCTCTCAATTCTTCCTGTGATCTCAGCGGGTTCATCTCCTTCTTCTGGCCTTGTGGGGTCTGCCATGATAGAAAATGTCTTTTGATCATCACTGATCTTTAAAGTGTCAGGATTTACTCTCTCTCTAATTGCTCTTTGAAGCTCTTCTTGAATTATTCTTTTTAGTGTACTTGACTTAAGTTTCATTTAATCATCTCCTGATACACATAACTATTTAGATTCACTGCTATTTACCACCAATCATCTCTAAATCTATTTCTAGCTGAAAGCTTATCGCTTAGCTTATGAATACCTTTGCTTGCTGTGTCTTTAAAGATGAATGGAAGTATTGAGTGTATGAATAGTATTATTCCAAGAACTAGCAAAACTATACCTGTTCCCATGGCGAATCTTTGGTGAGAAAAATATGTTTCTCCTACTTCTCGAGGATGTTCTGTGAAAAGTGATTTAAGATATTTTATCATAATGACTTCCATATATTAAGTAATCTAAGATGTGGAAGCAGTATCCATGTATATAACTATTACCTATCAGCTGTACCTTGTGTAGAAATGATTCGAAGTTCATCGGACGGGTAGGTTCTAATTAATCCATTGCTCTCTAGAACAACTACACCAAATCCCATCATTCCGTGCAATGCTTTCGAATACATCTTAATAATTACGCCCTTTTTAAAATAAGGTTCTTCAGGGCCTTCCCAAAAAGGATAGTGACTTACAATATCACCTACTTTCACTAATAGCCTCAGAATGGAATAAATGAACTAGATGTCTTGTGAATTGCCAGTGACTTTGCCTGTTGCAATGCTAGAGCGAGCGTTGGCTCACTTCCCACATAGAATCTATTCTCTTCAAAATGAGATCCCTGAGCTAGCTGGATAGCGATCCACTCATTACATGTTAGCTCTACACCAAAAGACTGTAGAAGAAAAAGCGTCCTATGCGACACAGACATCTTCTGTAAATCTTCATTATACTTGTACATCTGCCCTAGCTTGTCCCTATGCCAGTCAGAATCTTGATCTACAAATAGCTCTCTTTTACTACCACCTATCTTTCCAAGATCGTGAAGAAGTGAAACCTTTAGAATGGAAGCCACCTCTAGCCCAAGAGACTGAGAGTCATTTATCCCCCTAAGTGTTCCTGCAACTGAAAGTGAGTGCTCAACAAGCCCACCAGGATATGCAGAATATTGATCTAGTCTTGGAGATGCGGGACACATAATTATTCTCTCTCCTAGCTCATCTAGCAGCTTATTTAAGTTATGATCTGAGAGTCGCCTGCACAGTTTATCAAATGTTTCCCAATTTGATTCCATTTTATCTGGTGATAGAGATTTTGACATCATTATTCCTTTATAATTTCAACCTTCACTGGAAATATACCCTCTAGCTTGTCAACTTTATAAGCTATATTTGTCAATTCTAGAATATTTTTATAATCTGTTCCCCCAATATCCAAGACAAGTGCATCATGTATCACATATATTGGAACAAAATTAATATTATTTTTTTGCAAGTCATCAATAATCTGTGAAAAAATATTAAAAGAGACATCAACTCCAGACGACTGTAAAAAATGATTGACTACTGATTCATGAGACCTTATCTTTCTTCCACACAGATTCTTTATATAGCCTAATTTATCTATCTGTTTTTCTAAGTCTCTCTGGAGTGATGGTATCTTTAGATATCTCTTAATCTCCATTAATATCTTTTTGGCATCAAGCTCTTTTGGAATCTGCTTGGATAGTGACCAAGCAGATGCACCATACATGCAGCTTAAAACAGCAATCTTTACCTGATCTCTCGTTAGACTGCCCTTCAAAACTTTATCTCCGATAAAGTTATAGACATCATCAGGTGATTCCTTTCCAGCAACGGCGAGAGCTATTCTTGGCTCCAGAGATGAAATATCAATCTGAATGATCTTTCCGCCTTCAAACCTTGATTTTAATATTCTTCTATGCTCCCTCTTTAGAGTTAAGATATTTGGACCTGACTCTATGGTTAGTCTTCCCGTTATGGATCCCGTCTGGTTGTAAATTGATCTGGGAGAGACATCTCCCCTTTCAGGAAGAAACTTTAAAATCTCTCCTCGCTTAAGCCCAGCACTTTCAATAACCTTTCTTAAATGTGGCACATCTACTAGTGGCTGCTGCAAGGCCATAAGAAGCTCTCTGTTGCTTAGGAACTGATTCATATAGTACTGGTCATGCTCCTCTCTAATAACACTCCAGAGCTGATCTAGAAGGCTTAGAAGCTGCTTATGAAACATGCCCTTGGGCATCACATGCATCCAAGGGATATCAACAGCTCTATCACCAAATATTATGTCCATCGAGCGCTTGTGTGGAGATTTTTCAAATGTGGAAAGGTTATATCCGGCAGCCTTAGCAACAACCTCTATATCCCGCATAGAGTTATCAAATCCAAACCTCCAAGAATCTTCAGGGATACTATTTGACCACGTGAACGTCTCTCCATCATGAATTAGATGCTGGATGGTTCCAAGTCTTTTTCCAGAAATTACAACTTGCATATAGAATAATACAGGCTATTTTATGGATGTATTATTCTGTGGGCTCTGATGCATCGGCAATTATTTCAGATAAGCCTGCCTGAGATGCTATTAACATACTTCTAAACGTCTTTAGTGTTCCGCTTCCAGAGAATGATAGTGTTGCGCTTGTTCTAAACTCACCCGCTGTTAAGGTGTGCTCTATTGATGTAATATAGTAGAGATTGTCTGCCGTCGTGCCTGTCCCGAGATCAACAAAGAAATTTTGCCCATACTCAAGGAGAGGACACCCAAGCAGGTCGATACTTGCATTTGCAGGGATTACTGTTATATCCTCTAAGTTATTTGTTTGTGAATCACTCTTAGTGGGATTATCTGTTTTCTTCTCTGCAGCAGTGATTGCATTTAACAACATGGTATTACCAACCGCTCCGCCTGTGGTTGACTGCATTGAAAAGCTGTTAAGGGCTGAGAATCCTAAGCCGAATGTCATGCTTGGAACAGTCGTCTTTATTATTCTTTTTATCTCAGTGTTTGGAAACCCAGACACTGCGACAACAAACGGCGACGCCTTAAACTCATCACTATCTGGATCCCCTGCATTTTGAATCACACCTGCTGCTAGCGCCGTCTCGCTTACAAATGAACCATCAGAAGCTGGGATGAAGGAGCTTTCGTCTGCATCCTGATCTAGTGAATTCGATGTATCTGTGGTATTCTCTGCTTTTACTCTAACTGCTAGCTCCTTATCATTCATCGCGTTATGAAGAAACATCTCGTCCCTATGGGGCGTTGCATTTGTGTCAAAGATATGAACTCTAAGAACTATCTTGCTCTTATCTGGAATAAATGGCGAATCGCCATCTTTTGCAACGAAAGCTGGCAATGCTTCAAATATCATTGCTAACTTGGGCTGCGTAAATATTGGTGCTGTTGGTGGGCCGGATGCATATATTGCCTTGAGTCGTTCTGTAACATCCGAGCCTATTTGAGTGACTTGATTCTGAACAGCCTCTGCCTCGTCCTCACTAGCTGACTCGTTTTCACTTTCAGTTACAGCAGATAGCTGATTTTGAAGAGCTGTCAGCCCATAGTTAACACTAGATGGGTCTCCTATGACTTCATTATTAAGCATGTTTATATACCCCTCTATTGAGAGGCCCGGTCGGGTAGCTATGTATTCAGTCATCGTGTAGTCTAGCCTGCCCATATTCACTAGAAAACTAGCGATTGTCGGATAGTTCTTTGCTGATCCTGACTTGCCGTTGAATTTATAGAACATTAACTGGACCTCATCAAATCTTCCGCTTCCGGCGAGAGGCACGCCAACAAATTGAGTTATTATTTTTCCAAGAGACTGGAACCCTGCAGTTGCATTTATTATATTTCCATCTTTGTCTGTGTCAGCTAAGTCGTTTATAGACTCCTGCACATGAACCGGTATCTCGGCTGGCCAAAATGGATCGTTTACGTGTGACAGCTGTGTTATTTTCCTCTTTGCCTCAGATGCTAGTGTGGCATTTGCTACACTGATTGCACCTTCAGCATCGCGAGTCTCTGCATCAGCTGTTGGGTCGCCTACTAGTGTTTTAAGTAGTTCAGAAAATGAATCTGGAGTCTTTCCCTCATCTGTAGTCCCCGGGGCGACGTAAAACATAAAGTCCTCCCAAAGCTGTCTAGTTATAACTGATGACGGAGATGATGCCTGGCCCATTGAGACATTTATTCTAGTGTTTATTTCCTTGAGAGTGTTGTCAGTTACTCCCTCTACAGCCTTTGCTTTTTGCAATGCCTCTGCTAAATACTGGGCGACCATTGACTTAAACGGTGCGACTGGCATTAGGTTTCCCGTAGCTATTGGAAATGTTCTTAACTCAGTTCCTCCTCGAGACGCTATTTTCATGTCTATCTTAACCTGTCCATCATTTCCCAGGCTAAAGTTTGATGCAACTATGTTAAATTGACCAACTGATCTCATGGAATTAAGAAGAGCACCATACGCGTTAGTGCTAGCGTCATCTCCATCTGGGTGAGACCATCCCCACTCGACATTAAGATATGATTGTGAAAATAAATCAGTCGCTATTAGTGGCGCTATATCTGCCATTCTAGATCTATCATGAAGTGTAAATGATAGCATTCCAGTCTTATTTGAGTGTAGTGCATTTCCCAACCCAGAAATACTAATCTTTAAGGAGTTCAATGTCATGAAGGGAGCAAATACATCTAGTGCTGTTCCTGCCGCTCCTGCGTAGATATGTTTTCCCTCCCCGTTCATCTTATTTAGTTCTGGGTTCACAAGCGTCTGTGGAGATGTAAATAGCTCCATTCCAGCAGATGATAGTGTTGTTGCATATTCGCCTATGTCATCTGTTGTCACCTCTGCGGTGGCGCTAGGAGTCGTAAGTGTGTAGCCATACTCATCTGCAAGCTGCTGCGGTAGTGCGCTATCTAAGTTAATTTTATCATAGTCTGCTTCCATAGGTCCTGCCATGCCCAAAAATCTTAGAAGGCTTATCTGATTGGCACCATTAGTTTGGTAGGGCGGAACAGCTGCTACAAAGCTTATATTAATATACGGAATACACCGTGACATTTCAATTGAAGGTATTGCATTAACAAATAAAGATGTTGCAGCTGCTCCTCTCATCTGCGGGCTCATCTTCTTGTTTGGAAAGAGCATCACTGATAATGTCGGGTTTGTGTATCTGTTTGGATCCATCGGGTCAGCATTGATAGCAAAGCCAGGACTCTCCGTTGATGTGCCGTCTGCGCCGCCTGATGTTGTGGTTTGCGGAGGAATAACATTCACAAAAGATGCGAGGCTGGCTTTGGCATCCTGCTCTCCGTTATCTGGCAGGGGTGTGAGTGGCTGCTGCGATACTGTCGTCTGATAGAATGGCAACTTCTCATCGTCGGGTGCTCTTATATCTGGCTCCATCAATATCATGATGTAATTATTTATACCCGTGTAATCATCAGCTTCAGCAATTGCTATAGCTCCCCCGACGGGATCCGCTCCCTTCGCTATTGAGAATCTTGATAACAACCTTGTATCAGTTAAGAGATCCTTCGTAAAATATGCACCCTCTGTGTTATCCATTAGTGTGAACATTAGTTGCTCTATGACGTCGGGTGGTATTCTTACTGTGGCCTCATATTCCTCAAATATTGCCATGATATCTTCGGCTTCCCAGTTGGGGTCGGCGAGGGCGCTGTCCAGAACGTCTTCGGGAACCTCTTTTATTATCTGAACTAGATCTCCGCGACCCATCATCGTGTAATACTTTCTTAATTCAAACATCGCTGCAGATAATTTATTTGAAGCAGAGGTTGTCCCGCTAGATCCTCCTGCCGCTGCATTGTCAACACCCATTTTCTTTCTCCGACTATCTAATTAGAAGCATTACATCACCTAATTTTTTAGGTACCCTAAGTATCGTTCCCGCTGGAAGCTGCATTCCCCACCCAATGCCAGATGCTGCTGCTATAACCCACCAAAGACTTGCAGATCCATATGTTGCACCTGCAATGTGATCAATTCGCTGACCACCCTTTAAGACTACGGGAGTGAAACCTATCCTTCCCTTCATAACTGCATCATATATTTTTGACGATGCAGCTGATGTTGCCATTCTAGATCTACCCATAATTCTTGGTGTGAATGTATATCTACTCGTTGCCATATCTTATCTCCTAGTGTGATACTCAGTCTTCATCTGGATTGTTAGATTGTGATGCTAGCCTTCCCTGATTCTTATATGCATCATGAGATGCCCTTCCGTCATCAGGATATGGATCTCCTGCAATCTTCTGCATTGTATCTCCAACATTATATAGAGGTGCTCTATTGTATCCAGAGTGATCAAGGCCTGGTGGGATGTCATGGATGGCATCAAAATTTACTGATACTTTTGCAACCTTTGGTGCTCTAGAATTCCAATCTATCTCCCACGTATTTGTAGAATCTAACCACTCATAAGATAAGCTGCTTATAACTCCAGCCAGCCCTCTTCCTGCTGTGCTCTCAAATGACTTTACTAGTGGGTTATTTTCTGACTTCATAAAGGTTGCTGCTGGCGGTGCAGAGACATCTAAAACATCAGCTGGTATTCCTGATATTGTTGCTGCTTCATTTGCAAGAGTTTGAACTAGTGTATCAGCTAGCCCGGTCAGAGACAATGTTGCAAGAACATACGTGTTAAATAACGTGTCTGGATTTGGCATTAGATCAGCGTGTGTTACCTGAAACTTCCTGCCAAATAATTCTGCTGGTGCATTGAAATCCATTATCATTATATTATACATCGTCTTCTGAGTCTGTGCTCCCATCTGATCTGGTCCCTGAAAGGCTCTGCTAGAGTTTGCTGAAGATTCGCCTCTCGAGTCCAGAATTACAACCTCTCTACCTAGAACCAGCACCCTAATTGGCCGAGTTATTCTCCACTTTGTTATTCCATCCTTCTCCATCAAATAGCCATTGTCAGTTGACGGACGTAGATATGGAAATGACAGCGGTGTGTATCCCATTAGTGATGCATGGTCATTTCTTAGCCCAGATGCGTATGCCTGAACAGCGCCTGCAGCTGTTATACTAAACGGAACTGCATTTATTCTAGAGTCAGGATCCTGCAGCTCTCTCATTATTATCATTAGCCCTAGTGGGTTTGCAAATCCGTTCACAAGTATTTGTGACGTTGCAGCTCTTAAGGCCCTTACAGCAGTTGGATCCATACCGTCTGTCAATGCAGTCATTATTGCCAAAGGAGATCCGTAGAGTGCGTTGAATACGACCTCTAGCTGTGTTTCATCCATCGCAGCTGCTGCTTCTGCAAGTGCTGAGCTCATAGCACTAAATAAACCTCCCTCCTCGTCAACAACCGGTGTAATCCCATCATCACCGATACCAAATATTCTTGCAAGATTAAAGTTTGAATAATTTCCCTTAATCACATCACCAATACGCAACCTTATAACTGGAGATGACGCAAGAACCTGGCTAAACGGCATGATAAATGTGGATGCTTCTGTTCCGGCCACTGTTGCGAGCTTTGTTCCCTGAGTCCACTGTGGGTAGACTAGAGTTGTCAGCTTGTTTATCTTAAACCACATCTCATTAAAATCTTCTTTTGACGTCGCTGCCACGTAGAATGAAAATCTTATACTTCTACTTGTATTTCTGTATATCTGCACGGGATCTATTCGACCATACCCAGAGCTTTTTGTAAAATTGGGTGAATAAGAGTCAGATAGGCTCTCTAAAAATGCATGAAAGCTAACTATCTCATTTGTTCTGAGATCATGAAAATAGAAAGGAACATACTCTGCATCCAGCGTATTCTCCATCCGCTCAACGATATCATTTGGAATTCTTGCACTAGCTCCTTCAGCAAGAACATCCACATATGTATTCTTTGCCAGGGTTGATCCCATATGACCCTTTAGAGGATTCTGACCGTAGCCTAGAGTTCCCATTTTTGTAGATGCCATGATAACATTCCTGGGTATCATGTATAGCGCGGGAACTGAATTACCTCGCCAGGCTAGAGCATTAGATGTTAGACCTGTTTGCGATCTGCTCTTGGATACTCTCGTGGCTGGTCCGTCTGGAAGTCTATCAACATTCCACTGTCCAACTGGAGGGAGTGTGCTGCTTCCATCCCATCCAGGAGCAGTTGTTAATGACACATCCCCTATTGTTGCAGCGACATTCATAATATTCACTATGTCGTTTGTCTGAATTGCTGCTAAGACACTAGATATCCCGGTACTCATATCAGACGTAAAACTTTGCATCAATCCGCTGCCGTCATTTCCAATTGAATTAAATCCTCGTATAATCTTTCTTGCTACACCAAGCCAGAATCCTGGGGCCTCTTGAATCTGTTGATAGGCTGCTGCTGCATCAGCGTCTGTGTCACTTATACCCGTTCCAAATAACACTTTAAACCCTCTATCGACGCAGTCAGTGTAGGGATGCTGTGTTGGTATTAGGACTAGCTTTCTAAGTAGGGAGAACTTTGCCTCTCTAGCTATGGTCTTTGGTTCACCCTTATAGTATGGTCCCCTCTCAAGATCAACTACTGATGATACACCTACATCAACTAATCCCCATAGCGTCTTTGTGAGAAGAATCATTGCAGAAATTGCAGCTGCGGCGTGTGCAACTAAAATATCCTTATTCTTTTCATTTGAAAATTGTGTGTCTGGTGTATTCATCACACCAAACGACTTAACAAATGGTGTATCCTCGCCTGTGACAAGTGTTCCCCATGCGCCCCTTCCAGATCTTGTCGATTCTCCCGTTCCGTCTTGCGGTGCATTATATGCTTCTTTTGCTCTAAGCACACTTGGAGATATTTTATCGTAAATACCTGTCTCCCACGCGACGTCATCGGAAGAGAATGTGAATCCAGATGGGTCAGAGCTCTCTCCTGGTGTATCCTTCCTATCCCACCCTGCAGACTTAAGCAATAGAGATGCGCCTACAGATTTCAACTCATCCTCTACAACTTTAACCGCATCAAGATCATAGTCACCAAATACTGCCTGAGATGTTTGAGTCCCCTCTTCATCTGCTCCAGATTCGAAGTCGTCCTGATTTGTCCCTCTAGTTGCGAAAGCCTTTGGGTCACTATAGCTTGGATTAAATCGACTCCTGCTTATCATAACCTGTTGTGCTGCATTTAGAATAACTGCTTCGGGATCAAGATTTGGATTCTGGTCTGAAATAGTTCCTCCATATCTGTCCATGTCGCCGCCTTCGATATTTGAAAGCATCTCTTGTGCGTGTCGTCCTCCAAGCTCTGGATTTGTATTATCCTTGCTTATTATGTTTTGAAGATCCTCTGGTGGAAAATATCCATTTGAATATTGTGCCATCACTGATCCAAGAGTATTTCTTGCTGACTCACTACCCTCCACGAAGACTTCTGCGGCTCCCTGATTATTTGATGCCTCTAGCGGCACTCCTTTTCCGTCGTCTCCCATCCTACTATTTAAGCTAACAGCTAGAGTGTTCCCGCCATCAAGCTTGTAGGCGTTATCAGTGAGATCTACAACATACTTAAGAAAATCTCCTATTAGCCCTCCGCTTGTTTGTGGATTTTGTAATCCCACTAGCTCCTGACCGGTCGCTGGGTCAACACCCAAGTCATCGCCGTGATTGAATCTATCAGCTGGCCCGACATCAGTCGGATCAATTGTAACTCCTATCCTCTGCTCGGGTACAGCGTAACCCTTATCAAGCAGAAAATCTCTTAATTTTTGTCTTGAGGCCACGACTTATTTCCTTCATTATCAATTATTTTATCAAGTGATTCTGCAAACTTCTCCACGCCTTCCTCATCTGCCAAACTAGACATTAGAGTATTATGAGCCTCAACTACTGGTGCAAGCATATCACAAACACTCTTCTCAAGCCTCTCAAGCTCTTCGCCCTCAAACTTGCTAGCAAAGTGTCTAAATAACTCACTCTTCAAAACTTCATCTTTAATATTCATTATTCTAATTATCCAAGTGGAACTATTACTATTCTATCTTTTGTTCCGCGTGGGTGATCAATTACATATTGTGTGAAAGACTTTCCATCAAGAGAGACCAAAACTTCTGGTGCAAAGTTCTTCTCATTGATTGCTGTTACAATCTTTTCAAATTCTTTTGGCTGGACTTGAAGTAGTTCAAGCATTTTCTGACTAGCTACCGCCGTTCTCTTTGTGGCTGCAGCTGCTTGCTGTGAAACCCTATTTGCCGCCTCTTGAGTAGCTGCCTCATCGCTCGCCTCTGTCCTCTTTTCACGAGCCTCTCTATCTGCAGCATCCCGCTTTGCTCTAAGCCCTCCAGTAACGATACCCTCAACATCGGCACCATCATCAAAGATACTCATAAGATCCTTCTCAGTCAGGCCGGTCTGCTCCGCCATCATATCCTTGAAGTCTCTTCCCAGGTCCTTGTATTGTCTTCCTGAATCTTGCATCCTCTTAAGCACATCTGTTGCCACAGCGCCCTGGTCTCGCTCTGAAGCACCTGTTGCGTGTTGTTCGCTCTCCATTATCTGCTTCAGCTTGGCCTCATAATCGTCTCCCAGCTTAAACTGTTCAGCGTAATGCTTCTTCTGGACATCGGTCATATCCTCATATGAAATCCCCATCCTTCCAAGCTCGCGGGCCATCTGTGTATAATAGGAATCACTCTGGCCTAGCTGTGCTTGTAATTCTCGACCAGATATCTTTGTCACGCCCTCATAAAAACTAGCTTGCTCTTTTGATACATTTTCTGCTGCTTTAGTCGCAGCCTTTGCGTAATCTTGCTCGCCCTGAACTCTATTCGCTGTCCTTGCAGCAACAAGCATATCAGACTTTTTAACACTATCCTCTTCTCTCTCAGCTAACTCCTCCATTAAATTTGATGCTGACTGAGCGTTTGACTCAAATAGTGCTTGAACCTGATCTGCTGTAATCGTCATGGATTCAGCAGAATCCCTCATATCCTCATCGATCGTCAGTTTCATCGCAGCCATTGCGGCTTCAGCCTCAGCTGTTGCTCCTCCAAATGCCTCATGGAAAATATCTGGGAGCTCATTCATAGGAATGGCAATTCCCTCTTTCATGTTCTCACCAAGGAGAGATGGTGAGGAGCTGTATAGAGCAGAATTCTTAATTACATCCTCAAGACTTGTAATTACTGTGCTAAATTCTTCTGTAATGAGCTTGAAGCCGTCCACTAAGCCCGCAGAAATATTGGTCCCAATGTCTCCGCCTATAATATCAGCAGAGTTTGCCATCGACTCTAGATCAGTTGCCACCTGAGATGTTGCTCCGCTCTCGACCATTCCAGCTAGTGCATCTCCGAGGCCTCGAATACCATCTCCAATCTGTGATATTGTATCCTCATCTACATTTACTAGATCAGACATCCCCTTGCCCATTATTGCCAGGCCAGCCTGAAGGTTGGCAGGGACTGCTTTTTCAAATGCTCCTGCTATTCTTGCTGCACCTTGCTCTGCAACAATCACTGTCTCTGCAAGAGGCTCCCTCATCTTTTCATTAATGTTATTAAGAATGTTCTCTGATGAGAAGTCAACTGCCTGCTGGAGATCTACTATATCCTCTGCAAGATACTTCATTGTTGCAGAGACATCTTTTCCAACATCTCCTGTTTGAGATGTCAACTCCTCCATCGATGATATAGTCGCAGAGGGATCGAGCAATCTCTCAACTGCCTCAACATTTGAAAGCCCTGTCTGCTCCTTGATCAGTCGCTTCTCAGCGAGCGACATGTCATCAACTGATTTTGCTGTTGCTAGGAATTGATCTCTTATTCTTCTGAGGAAGCCCTCCTGGTCCTCATTAGCAAGCTGCATCATCTCCATCGCGTCCATCTGAACACCGAAGACTGTAGTTAGAGCAGATACGCTTGTGGCTGCATCCTCGAAGTTCATGAACTTTTTAACCATGGTTCCCAATTCCTGGTAACCAAGTCCCAGCTGTCGCAAGTTAACACTTATTCTAGCAGCCTCTGCTACAGAGACATTACCAAAGTTTTCTGTGTCATCGATTAATCCCACAATATTTTGTGAAATCATCTTGGCTGAATCGCCTGTCATTCCAGCTAATCTCTTAGAGAATACGGCAGCCTCTCTAAGCATGTCGTTACTAGCCTCTCCGGTGAGACTGATCTGTCTTGACATGAATGTCTGTTGTTGCTGTACGCTATACCCAGCCGCCTTTGCAAGAGCCTGATTCTCCATGACAAATTCGCCTGTTGCAACCTTTGCAAGCTTGAGGCTGTTAAGCATTCCTTGTGCACCACCAAAGAGCTCATTAAAGTTACCCATAACCTTGCCAAGATCACCAAGTACTCTTTGGGGCATATATCCAAATGCGTCAGCAAATGCTCCCTCAGTTGCTAATAGGCCGTGATAGACTTCTTGAGTTGTCTTAACAAATGCTCTTGCTTGTTGATTGGTGGCATTGAATGGGCCGCCTGGGCCGCCCACGTTTGCAAGGCCGCCAAATTGTGCTTGGAGGAAGTCTAATTCCTCCCTTAATTTTTGCGGAATCAAGGACTGTAGAGCTTTTGTTGCAGAATCGTATGCCTGCATCGCAGCTTTTGGAACATCTGCTGTGCTGGCTAACGCTGAATCTGATGCTTGTTGATTCTCGACTACTGCTTCAGTATTTTCTTTAACAGCTCCTGTGAGATCATTTATACCGCTTGCAGCATTAGTGCTTCCTGCACCAACAGCATCTAGCTGGTCTGATGTGAGATCTGCCACACCTGCCATATTGGCAGAAGCACCCTTGGCTGCCTCAAGAACTGCATTTTGAAGCAGCAGCTGTTTCTCAAGCTGCTCATTTATTAGCTGATAAGTTCTAGCTAGTTGTTGAGCAAGTTCTTCTTGTGTTGGCTTAGCCATGGTTGTGAGATATCTCCCTTACCCATATACATATTCAGAAATTTAATGTCACTTAAACTTCTTTTCACGTCTTGAAGCCTCTAAGTTCATCTCTCCCATTGGGATCTCTTGAATTCTTTGTCCTCTTTCTGCTGATCTATCTCTATCTCTCTTCTTGTGCTGCTCTGCTTTCTTCTTAAACTCTGTAGAAAGTCTATCTAAAAACCATCTTCTATACGGGATAGGGAGTTTTCTAATATCAGAATAGCTCATGTTAAGATGATATTGTAACAGAAAGCACTCTTCAAGAAAATTCTCTCTGCGATTACTCGCTGGGCCAAAAAAAATTGGTCCCAATGGGAAGGGACACCCTGGAAGTGTTGCTGCATCTAGGGCAGCTCATCCAAACAGACATGTCAATTCCAGGCTCCTGTTTTTCAATATACGCCCTAAGCCGTCTTGAATCAAGTGCTGGCATCTTCTTAACAAATTGATTAATCTTATTTCTCTCTGTTACACCGTCAATAGATAAAATAAGCTGTTCTAATTTAGATGTAACTGCAGAATCAACCTTCATACCAGGAGACATCTTCTTTTTTCTCTCCATTGTTAGGTTTCTCTCTGCCTCATCTTCACCTGTTAAAAATTTAAAATGGACCTCTTTTCCCGTGACGGGAAGAGTAAACGAAAATCTATTTTCACCAGCTATAACAGGTTCAATTTCAAGCCGCTTAATCTCAAGATCAGTCAAATTATACTGCTGTGCACTTCTTTCTCCGCACTCTGGACATGTGGAGTCTGCATTATACGAGCTACCATATCCGGTAATTCTAACAGATACCATCAATGAATTTCTATCTCCTAGCAGCATATTCTGAACATCGACTGCCTTGTCTATTAGGCAGGACTGAATGAGATGTGTAATAACAGTTCCTTTTTGAATTAGAGCTCGGGAAGATAATATGTCCTCCTCCTGAGCTGTCATTGCCCTAATTTCAAGAACTTGTTTATTATGAAGCACACTATTTTGCGGATAAACCTTGCCTTCTGAGGGTATTGGTACAACCTCTACTGGCACCTCCCAATTAAATGTATCTTTTGTAACATCTTGGGATTGAATATTGTCTGACACGTTTTTTCTCCTGATACTATCTTATCATTCTTATACAAAGTGAATGAAAAGTAAAATAAAAAGGGGCCTGAATGTTCAGGCCCCTTTTTAATAGTGTGAGTTTTATCGTTTTAGAATTGAAGAACTGCGTTGTCGTATCTTAGAGTTAATGATATTTCTACAGGCGCTTCGTCGTTATCATACGTGAGCGAATTATAGTTGGCCTCTGTTATAAAGGCACCCTTGATATCCCACAATTCTACAACTGTGCCGATTGGATCGAGCATCTTAAGCTGTATGTCTCTCTTGTAAAAGTCTGCATATCCAGCTCTGCCTGATACAGACTCATACTGTGTTCTAATCCATTCCATTACCTGTTGTGCACCGGAAGGTGCAATTGGGTCGTGCAATGTCACAGCCATTGTTCCAAATGTTAGTCTTCCAGCAAGATATCGCTTGGCGTTAATAAACGGTATCGTTGTTTCAGCTATTGTAAATGTGGGTCGTGCCGTTGTCTTCATTAAGAAGGCATCTACTCCTTCCATTGCTAGAACCCAGCGAAACTGTCGCTTGGGCTCAAACTTATTGGGAAGCATGTCGGTGACAGAAAGTGTTTCAGCCATTTATAATTCTCCTAAACATATTTATTCACTTGCGGGTGTTATACAGGATTTTTTTATGCATTGTCAAATGCATCTCCAGCATTGGTTAAGACGAAGTCAAGAGAAACGAATTCTGCAGTTCTTGTGGGCTGCAAGAAGATCTTACCCCTAAGGGTGTTATTCTCAACATCTGTTTGTGTGGTCGTGGTTGCATCAATGACTACCTTAAATCTTTCAACTCCACTCTTCTCCTGAATGCTCTGGAGAATAGGCTGAACTAGAGAGCTAAACTTATCTAGTGTCTCCTGCCTGTTGGGTTCAAATAGCATTTGATTTGCAACTGCTCTGACCTTTCTTCTAACATTAATTAGAAGCCTTCTAACATTAACCCTATCAAGAGCAGATGGAGCTGCCATCAGCGTCTTCTGTCCGAAGACCATCACGCCTGTTCCTGGGAATGCTGTTAGCGGGTTTATGTCAGCGTCATATAAATCATCCATATTCGACTTATTGAGAGGAACTGAAGATTGAAGGACGTCTGTTAGTGCGCCTCTAGAGAAACCAGCTGGTGCGAACCAGGGGTATCCAATGGCATCATTGAGTGAAAATGCTCCCATGACTGCAACTGATGGGGGACATTGAACATTAGTGAATGTTGTGGGATCTGTTAATACCACATCTGGGAAGTATGCAGCTGCGAATGATGTATCTAGTGCTCTTCCCCTGAATCCCGCGACTGTTGTTCCAATATTTGCTGTGGAGGCAACTGAGGATGTTATGACAGATGCCATTTCATCTTGCTCCTCTATATCCATTACATACATTGCATCAAATCTATTCTCTACAGTGTCTATTGCATAGTTTGTCACACCCGCAGTTCGAAGACCGGGTATGGCCAGGAGCTTGATATCCACATCTGATTTTGTGCCCATTATATCTAGCGCCTTTCTATAGGCAGCTATTGTAGGACCAGATACCCCGCCCTGTGCAGTAGAATCGTCCATCTCCCTCTTTGCTGCTGCATTGAGTAATCTTGACTTATCTTTGTTGAAAATATTCAGACCATTAAATCCAGACTGAAGGAAGAATGTAAACTTACCAAACTTTCTATTTCCCTGAATCTTCATGTCATTGACATTAAGTGCTCTAGTCTTATTAGATGGATTAGCATTTAATTGAGCACCACCATTTCTAATGTAGGATGCTGTAACCCAATATTCTGGATCTGCGTTAGTATCAGATCCAGTTCTAACCATAACTCTCTCTAAGCTAAAGATATTATTATTGAACTTATCGCAGTCTAATACTGTTCCTGCAGAATCTGCTACGCCGGGATTATTTCCTACTGCAACATCTCTATTAGAGGAACCATATTGTGGGAAGAACTTCGTAAATTGTGCAATTGATCTATCCTGAAGACCGAGCAGATTCGGCTTAGAGACTGACACCTTCTGCATGAACTGTGTTCCCCAGTAGAGATTAGCAGATGGTCTATCATTGGGAGCTGTTCCGACTGCAACTGTCTGTCTATACGGTACTGGAGGTTGAACTGCCCTTCTCAAAGTCTGTGTTGTGGCCACCCCGGCGAATGGGCCGGTGGTGGCGGTGCCATCAGGCCAGAGAGATCCGCCGGAATTTGCCGCTGCAAGTGGGTTAGTTCCAGATGTTACGAGGTGGGTATATCCTCTATAACCGAATGGAAGAGCCTCTTTGGGAACCTGTCCATTTCTAAGCTCATTACTCTGTTCAACTCTTATGTAGTTAGATTTGACAGGATGATCTCCTGCTACAACGAGCTTTTGTGACGAAGATGCTTGGTCAAAGTCAAAGTAGGAGTACATATCTCCAATTGCCCTAGCTATAAACTTATCGCTACTTGGATCGAGAGATAATCCTCTAAATGACTCAACAACCTTCTTTTCAAAGTCTGTATCTGTCCACTGTCTAACAAGCAGATCAAATGTTCCATACTTATCAGTTGTTGATGTTGATGGCTTTAGATTCTCAATTGAGATCTTAATGTGGGTATTACTATAGTCTCCATCACCTAGAGCATGAATTCTAACGATATTCCACTTCTTTCCACCAAAGTCCTGCGATACAACAAATGGTGACTTGGGATGAGTGAATCTCTCCTCCCACGACTCGTAGTTTGGAGAGTTAGCATTTCCAGCATCTCTAGCTAATGTGCCAGATGCTAGGAAGGCAATTGGTTCTCCGCCCCCTAAGGCTCCCTTATCCCATGTGCTTCCTCCGGCTGTGTCTGTAATGACTCCCGCTCCTGTAACAACAGCTAATGCAGGATGAATATCATAGGCAGCGTATAGAAGGTGACCCTTCTCCTCAATCTTAAATGGATCTGTATTGAGGACATTTGAAAAATAGCTAGCATCCTCCATATCGAATGATGCTGTAATAACATTTGGTGCAGCAGAATTATGAATGTGTCCGTTTAGAAGAAGAGTGAACTGCTGTGATCCAATCTCACATGATCCAGAATATGCACCTTGAAGATATCTCCCCCCCACACCGAGGGTGCCGTCGTCGGTTGTTCTCGCTGGAATTCCAGCACGTGGCTGTGTCGATCCGGCTGTCCAGTTTCCAGATAGCTGAATGATAACACCTGAGGGTGCCATTAGCACGCCTCTAATAATTGGTACTGCTATATTTGCGTTAGAATCTGCGGTTTGAAGACCTGCATCACTAAAGATGGTTGATCCAGCGGAGCCGGACATGAATACTCCCAGGAACATTGTTCTTCCTGGATCTCCGCCATCAACTGCGTTTACGTTTCTACCAACAAGGCCGTTTGCCTGGACCTGCTTGCTACCTACGACGAATCCTGCGTTTGTAACAACTCCCGTGTCTGACGACCTCTGTTTTCCATCTCCAATACCAAGAACTCTTACGTAGGTCAGAGCCTGCGCATGCTTTAGAAACTGCTGGACAGCGAGCGGGCCAAATTTTTGACCATCAGTTGCTCCAAATACTGCAGCAAAGTCGCTATAACTCCCCACTGTTATTGGAACAAATGCCGGACCTTCATTAGAAGTTCCAATCACACCTGCGGGAGTTCCTACAGGCTGTGCAGTTGTTGGGCCAGTGAGATCTATTTCGTTAGTATAAACCCCTGGGCTTCTATAAGTTACCTCAGCCATTTATTTATTCTCCATTGTGCACATGAATATCTATTCCCTACTCAAAGCTTACGCCAGCGTTAGTTATAATAAAGTCTATTGCGATGAATTCAACAGCTCTAGTCGGAACCACAACAATCCTACCATTAAGAATATTATTTTCAACATCCTCCTGTGTATTATTGCTTGCATCCATTACAACCTTGAACTGATCAATTCCCTGTTGACTCTGTACTGTCGCTAGAAGGGGTGTTACCTGTGATACGAACCTTGCTCGTGTCTCAGGAGTGTTAGCTTCAAATACTATTTTCTGAGCCACATCAGAAACAAGTCGCTTAACTTCAAGCAACATTCTTCTAACATTTACTCTATCAAGAGCGCTCTTTGCTAGTTGAAGAGTCTTTTGACCAAATATTACGAATCCAGCATTTGGAAATGTTGCTATTGGGTTAATTCTAACATCATATAGAGTATCTCTATCCTGCTGATTTAACCTTACCTTGACATTTGATACAAAGTCTAGAGCAGCTCTATTAAATCCAGCTGGAGCAAACCACGGATATGCGACATTATCGTTATAGGCTAGTGCTCCAATTACTGCAATAGATGCTGGAACTCTAACTGGCTGATTATTAATCTCATCTGTGATTGTAACATCAGGGAAATAGGTGCCTGAATAATTACTATCTAATGCCCTTCCGTCAAGTGCCTCTGCTGTCTTATCAACATTTGGTGCCGTTGAGCTGTCATCGAATAATCTATTCTGCTGCGCATCGTATGCTGGAAGATCCATTACATAGAATGCCTTGCTATAGTCAGACAACCTAGCTTGAACATAATCTGTTAGAGCACCATCTCTGATTCCTGGAACTAATACTATATTGACACGTGACGCCATTGGATCTGTAAGAATCCTTGAACCAACCCTATAGGATGCAACATAGGCATTGGTCGGACCTACTCCAAAGTCATTCTCAGAACTCAGGCCTATATCTAGCGATCCCACTCCAATCGTTCCGGCAGCCATTCCTCCTGAATCTGAAGATGTGGACCGGTCATCCATTCTTGCCATATCTGTATCAAGAATATTTACTCCATCAAATCCTCCATACATAAAGTTTGTGAACTTAGTGTAGGTTGAAAATCTGTTAAAGTAGACTGATGATGTTAGTGCTGCTAGCGAAGCAAATGTTACTCTATTTCTTCCTGCCACAGTATCATACACTGTGTAAGTCTTAGAATTTATACGTCCGTTTCTAATGTAGGCTGTTTCTAGCATATGCTCTTTAGCTGAGCCAGTAATGACGCTATTAGCTGTTATCGATAGATCAGGATTTCCTAGCGAATCCAGGGAAACCGCATTCGATAGTGCAACCTTTGCCATGGTGAATTTATTATTATTAAACGCATCTGCTCCAGATCCCGTAACCTGATTGTCGAGCTTTACTATTCCGGCGAATCTTGCATAATTTCTAAAGAGATCATTAACCTCGCTTGATACATTTGCATCTAGCACAGCATCAGTTAGATCTGCCTCTCTTGGGATTCTAGTAAACTTGGCTCCCCAGTAGAATCTATTATCCACTCTCTCGTCGTCACCTTCTTCTCCAATCCATGTAACTCCAGAGTCCTGGACCTTTCCTCTTGTGCACTTAAATCTAAATGGCACAGGAGGTACGATTGATCCGCTTAGGGTGCTCAGATAGCTTTCTCTTGGTTGAGCAAGTGATGCGGCACCAGCGGCTAATGCTCCAGATACGAATGTCATCCTTCTCGAGAGATCATTTCCAGTATCTCCCCTAATTGGAACTGTGGGCCTATCAGTTAGCGTCTCATTTGTCTTGAGTGCTGGGAATCCTCTGAATCCGAATGGCAGGGCATCCTTGGGAACCTCTCCCTCTTCAAGGGAGAGTGCCATGATAACCCTAACTCTAGACGAGATGTTAGGATACTTGCCTTTCACGAGCACCTTTCTTTCATCATCTTGTTCTGCATCAAAGTTGTAATATGCCTTAAAGTCTCCCACCTTCTTAGCAAGGAAATCATCATCGTTCGGATTAAGCGTGCATAGTGGGTATGATTCCAAAACCTGCGGCGCAGTATCACTATCATCAAAGGATCTAACCTCTAACGTAAATGTTCCATAAGGATCTGTAGGGTTAGATGACTTCTTAACATTGCTTATTGAAATCTTAAACTTCTCACTTGCATAGGCTCCATCAGATATGCACTCCACATGGAATAGATCAAACTCTGTCGCTCCATATGGCTGTGATATGAATGATGTCGTCTTTGGAGCAGCATATCTTGTATCGAATCTTCCAAATGAATCTATAAAGGCTAGACTTGCGACGCCAGAGTCTTCAGAAGATAGAAGTGAACCAGATAGTAAGACTACCGATGCATTTTGTCTTGTGGCGCCTCCAACTCTTCCTGTTCCCGGGATATCAGTTACGACTGCCAGCTCTGTCTCAACAGGGAAGTGAGCATAAAGAAGGTGCTGTTCTATCTGGAATCTTTCTGGATCAGTGTTGAGTATCTTTCCAAT